AGCACCAGACATTGTGCCGCCTGCTAATGGTAGCTTGGTCGCTATACTATTAGTAATTGTAGTGCTGAAGTTTGCGTCATCACCAAGAGCAGCAGCAAGTTCGTTTAACGTATCGAGTGCTCCAGGTGCGCTATCAACAACTCCAGCAACTTGAGTGTCTACATAGTTCTTAGTTGCTGCATCCTGAGCATTCGTAGGATCAACTACATTGGTCAATGCAGTAGACGTAAAGTTAGCAGTACCATTTACTGTGAGGTTGTTTAGCGTGGTAGTGCCAGAAGATGCGGTCACATTACCAGCTAAATCGCCTGTTACATCTCCAGTAACATCTCCAGTAATGTTGCCCGTGACATTACCTGTGACATTGCCTGTCAGCGCACCTGTTATGCCTGCATTAGCATTGACAGTGGTGAAGCTACCAGCAGCACGAGTTGTTCCACCAATAACCACGTTGTCGGCTGTACCGCCGTTGATGTCTGCCGTAGCAATAGTAGCCTGACCAGAAGTAGTCAGAGTCGTAAATGCACCTGTAGATGCAGAGCTTGAGCCAATTGTTGTGCCATCTATCGCACCACCATTAATGTCAGCAGCACCAATTACAACTGAGCCTGCCCCATTTGGCGTTATGCTAATACTGCCATCTGTATTGGTTGCGGTTATTGCGTTTGCGTCTAGCTTTAGATTGTCAACGCGAAGATCAGTTACAGCAGAAGCCGTACCAATAGTAACGCCATCAACAGAACCACCATCGATGTTTGCTGTAGTAACTGTACCTAAATCAGATATTGTAGCACCACTAAGGTTGACAGTGCCGTTTGCTGACAAGTTAGTAAAATCACCAGCCGCTCTAGTACCGCTTCCGATCACAGTATTATCGATTGTTCCTGCGTTAATGTCAGCAGAGTCAGCAACCAGACTATCGATGTTTGCAGTGCCATCGAGGTGAAGATCTTTGAACTGTTCACTAGAAGTGCCAAGATCAACATCATTATTAGTTACGGGAGCTACTACACCGTCCTGAAAGCGTAGCTGCTCAACCGATGAACCTTGGCCAGCTGCATCTACAAAAACCCCAACTCTATTGTTGGCATTATCTACAACAACCTTATTAAGTGGCGTAGTAACACCTGGATCACCTATCAGGCCAATTACTGGACCTTCTGCGGTTGAACCATCGTGAGCGTGTCCTGATGCATTGTTGAATGAACTGACTAACGAATTTAATTCAGCATTAATTGGAGCAGCTCTTACCGTTGCACCTGCTGTAATATCCGCAGCGTTTGTTCTAGTATAACCTGCCATTACCGTTTATCTCCTAAACCAAACGTAACCACAAAACCTTGAATTGAGTGTGCCGCCTGTACTGTTGTAGTCACAAATCGAAGTGATACGGATCTACCAGAACCCGATACATACTTTCTAACTACGGGTGATGCTGTTCCGTCATACTCAGCCGTTGAGTCAAACAAGCTCTCGTTAAATGTGGCTGATGTTCCTGGGTCGCTTATTGCAAAGTTTGCAGGATTGAATGTGTTGATGTCTTCGTAGTCATACAAAAGAGAGAACTGAATGTCCGTTGCCTTCACCGTATCCAGAAAGATAGACAATGAATGAAGGTTTTTTCTTATTTCCGTATCCCCAAAATCGATGTATGGGGTCTGGAAAACAGAGACAACTTCTGTACCATTTTGAGACTCACCTGAGTCGTGATCAAACACTCTGCCAGCAGCATCACCGTGAAGTACGAACTCAGTCTTTCCTATGTAACCACTATCAGCGCACGTTACATTGAAACCAAGAAGGGTAGAGAACTCAAAACCCATCTTCCCTTGAGTTTCTCTCAGACCACCTAAAATACCAGAGCCATCATCTGCATCAAAAAAGTAACGGAACTGTGACTTACTTCTAATCACTACTGATGAAAATTTATCAAGGGAAAAGGTATCTATATTGTCTCTAATTAAACCCTGTATTCTTTTGGATATTGTTTCTAACTGAACATCACCAATCTTATCAGTACCAGCGATTGGGCGAATACCATCAGGGCCAAGGAATAGAAGATCACCTGCTATCTCTACAACACTGTCTCCACCTGCAACACACCCCATATCATCTGTCACGGGGGTTACAACAAAAGAGCTAGCAGCACTGCCTGTCAGTCTTTTGATGTTGTTTGTGCCAAATATGTACAGTGCATCACGAAATGGCTTTATCGCATTGATTGGAAAGCCTACGTTTATAACACCGCCACCGCTGGCTGTGGTGAAGTCTGTATCAGCATTTGAGGCTGAGTAATATAAGAGAGACTCTTCCCCTTCATTGCCAGCTAAGAATAGCCTGTTCTTAAAGGCAGCTGAAAACTTAGGTTTAGCAGGGGCAGGTGATGTGCTTATCTCTGCATACGAAGCACTACCAGCAGAATTGATGTGATAGCGGAAAGCAAAGTCTTCTCCATCGCAACCTACTATCGTTGGCCCAGTCCAGTTATATTTAGAAAATCTAATCTTCTTAACATCAGCTGAAACAGGGCGTGCCACTGTGTTAATGACATCCCAGCTAGACGATACTGTGTTCCACTTATAAAGGAAGTCTCCGCCTGTGCTAGGTCGTCTTGCACCTATTATACCCATACCATTTTGTATAGCTAACCCAAGTACATCGCCTGTGCCTGGAATTGTACCATAATTATGTGTATATCCGTTTACCCGTTGATAACCACCGACCAGCGCAGGTTCATAGTTTATTAGATGAATAGCACTGCCTGGTGCTGTAGCAGCTTGCTCAAGTACATCACGATTGGTGTCTAGACCACCTCTACACGATACGCGTAATGTTTGAAGCTGATCAGGCATTAGATATTTACTACGAAGCTTGAGTTGCGGTTAACTACTGTTGATGTGACAGAGTCAACAGGCTGCTGTAGAAGCCTACGCATCATATCGATGCCTTCGTTAAATTTCTTTTCGTGCATAGCGGCAGACTGCTCATTTGAGCGGAAGCGCATGAGGTACACCATAGCACCCTCAATAATGACGTGTTTGTATCTGTCGGGGATTACCGTTGTATCAGTAGCTGCGGATAGATCAGCAGGGAATGACCAATACTTAAACTCAACCGTATATGCTTTGTCGGGAGTAGGGGTTACACCAAACTTAGTTTGTTGTGTCTTATAAATAGAAGTTGGTGTGGCATAGTCAGATGTTGTTCTTTGATCGTCTGTAGATCTGAAGTTACGAATATACTCATCGTGTTCTATCAAACCCATAGCTCCACCTGATGTACCTAAAGAACTATTTGGTACTAGGTAAAAGCTTTGGAAATCTATGACAGATAAGTCCGCAGGGAAATCATACTCACGCGTACCGACTGTAAGAAGCTGTTGATACACTGTAATAGCAAACGGCCACTGCTGGGCCGATTGAAGTATTTGACGTATGGAATTGTTTATCGCGTCTTTTGCAAGACCTTGTATATTTCGGGTTGTCCCGAAGTCAGGTGTGTCAATAGGCACTTCGTTTATTCTACGAAGAACCTCATTAGTCATGTCAATAAAAGTAGCCATTATCCACCTGTAGAAAAAGAGGAAGCGGCTAGGCCGCTCCCCCCAAGGTTTCTATTCGCCGAGGTTGTAGTTCAGCGTAACCAAAGCTTCAGGACGCAGAATCTTAGCGCCGTACATGTGCAAGCCACGTACGATGTCTGAGAATGAGTCTGGGTCACGGTAAGTTTCGGTCTTGTTGATCTTCTGTGCTGTAGCAACAGCAGAGTCATGACCAGCAACAACCACACCGAAGTTAGTCTCAGAACCAGTTGCTAGAACTGTGCCTGGGCCTGTACCAACGGTAGGAAGGTTGTTTGAAACGTAGACACGGAATCCACGGATCATGCCTGACATCTTGCCATTACGCAGCATGTCACCAGCGTCTTGACCACCAGCAAAATCGTTATTGATCAGCTTAGAACTTGAGTCCATTAGCTTCTCAACAAAGATAGGATCGACAACTAGCCAACGACCATCAGCTGGTACGTTTGCGCTGTCCATCATACGCTTCATGCGGTTAAGAACTTCAAGTGGATCAGCCTTACCAGCTGAGCCGCCACCTGTTGTAAGCGGAACAGATGTCACTTCACCAGCAACACCAAGATCTGAACCACCGAAGTCAGTGATGTCGAGCTTGTTAGCTGCAAGAAGTTCGTCTGAGCCTGCATTGCTGTCGGCTTTTGTACCTTTTACGGTAGTGTTACGTGTGCCTACAGCAGAGTAACCTGACAGATACTGAAGTACATCAGCATCGTATGAGTCACGAATGCGGTATGCTGCACGGTCTGTAGCCAACTCCATGAAGTTTACATGGGTGATGGCATCTTCTAGATCGTCGAGCTTGAACGAGAAGTAGTTCGCCATGTCGATGATCATTGTGAAGTCTGCATCTGTCAGAGCTTGCTGAGAGATGTCTGTTCCACGAGTGTATGCGTTAACAGTGATCTCTGGCTCTTTAATAATGCGAACTGAGTCACCTACGTTAGCGATTTCACCAAAGTAGTCGTTATTGGTGATGTCTTCACAGACAGAGGTCTTGCGGAACGCGACTTGGGCTTTCTTGCTAAAGATAATTGGCGAGAAATTGCCGTTCGTAAATTGTCCCGATAGACCAGAGGTAGTACCTGAAATCTTAGTTCCAGCAGCCATAATGGCCTCCTATGGTATTGAGGTTTTACAAAGTAAAGCCGACGCAGGAATTGCGTTGACTTGGCAAGAAATCCTTAAGCGCCCAGAGGTCTGTGTCTTGTTAGGTATCCTTTGGCCAAGGGGCTAACTACACTGAGTATTCTGAATGATTTATGGTTTCTTTACGATTTTCATGAAAATGCGTAGCCACCGTTAGGTGGGGGCAGCTAAGGTGTAGAAAACACCCTAGCTTTGTGTCTATAGTTATATACTATAGCAACTCTTTTGTCAACAGTTTCTTTACACTATCGTCCTGAAATGTCGTAAACAAAACGACCTTCTTCCATAGCTAGTGCAATTTCTTCTGCGTTACGTTCATACTCACGATCATTCATCTTTGCGATGTCTGACTCACGGATTGTTCCTTTAGATTTAGGCAGCCGGGTCTGGCTTCTGACGGACACGTCCATTGCTGCATCTTTGTCAGATGACGCTGGTCGGCCTTTCTTTTTTCCAGACTTAGTAAGACCCATATCAGCTTTGTATAGGTCAATAGCCCTTCCTGCTGAGCGAGCATCTGCATCATTCTCATACAGGGCTTTCTGAACCCATGCTGGCTGTTCGTCAGCCCAGTCGTGGAATGCATCATCATCTCTAATCTCTGCAAAGTCTGGGTGCAGCTTTAGCAACTCTGCTTCAGCTTTATCGCGAGTAGCGTTTGCCTGCATCTCGTCAATCTGCTTCATGCGTTCTTCAAGATGCTGCTGTTGTTCTTGAGCTTTAGTAGACGCAATTGTTTCTACTATAGCTGCCACATCTGGATACTCAGTTGCCCAAGCTTTAATTTCATCAGGTGATTTGGGAAGCTGAATAGAATCTGTAGAAGCTTTTGTAAGCTGTTCTTCAAGCTTAGAAAGCCTAGACTCGTACTCTTCTTTCTGCTTCTGTGAATGCCTTCGTAAATCACCGTAGCGTTTCTTAAAGGTTTTTTCTTCAGCAGATAGGTTAGCATCGTGTTCGGCAATTTCTTGCTCTGCCTCAGCTTCTTCCTGCTCTTGAGCAGTGTTTAGACTAGCTTCAAGCTCAGCCAATTCACGCTCATCATCTTCAACTGTCTTAGGGTTCTTGTACATCATAGGACGTACTTTTACTTTTGGTTGTTCTTTGATGACAATCTCTGCCATTGTTTACTCCATCATTGGGGCTACCGTAGCCTGTGCAGGGGGGTGGGTTGCCAATTATTGGACTGTTATCTTGAAGCCAGTCCTCCACGCTTCATCTTCTTGGTCTTCTTCTTTGGCTTATTGATTAAGCCACCTTCATATCTGAAATCTGCATAGCCGCTGAACGAGTCGTAGTTATCAGGGCCAGAGTTTGGATTGTTATCGTACCCACCAGAAAATCCATCATCTACGGTTTGTGGCGTTTGATCGCCAGCTGTATCATTAGGATTATCATAGTTTGGAAGGCTGTCTGCGATAGTGCCATCAGAGCTAGAGCTAGGAGGGTCTGCTCTTGGACCACCTTGTGGGTATGTTGGCTGATATACAGGCTGAGTAGTCGTGGTAGATCCATCATTTTGTGATGAGCCTTGATATGTCACAAGGCCACTTGAAACACCACCAGTAAGCTGCGGATCATCAGACGCGGATGTTGTGGTGGTAGATGTGCCGTCGCTACTATCTGTAAGTTCAAGCGGATTTATAGTTCCTGCTACACTAGTTAGTTTAGTTGGACTAGTTGGTTTAACGGTAGGCATCGCCATACCAACCTGAGCGGCAGGCTCAACAATAGCTGCAACTTTTTGTATGGTTGTAGCGTCTATTGTATCAACGAAAGCATTGGCTGTCTGCTTTTGTGTCAGAGCCTGACCAATAATATTCATATCTTTTGAGTTTAGATCAGCTACCGTCTTACCCAGAGCTTTAGCTACATTAGAAAGAACTTCATTACTTCTGTTCTTATCTACAAATTGTTTTGCTGCAAGCTGTGTTTCTGCAAGATCAATAAGATCTTTATGTACCTGATTACCTGCTGCTGGATTATCCTTAAATCCACTTGATAGTTTCGATTGCCGCTGTTTATACGCTCCATCCTTATCTATCATTTGACCAAAAAGACCAGCTACATTTTTAGCCATATTAAAGTTAGGTTTTGATAAGGCATCACCTTTTGAGTTGGTTACACCCAGAACTTCAGTAGCTTCTTCTTTTGTCAGTGTTACAGAGCCGTGTGTAGTGTTCGACAAAGTTACTGACCCGTCAAAGTTGTAGCTGGGTTTCCACTGTGTGCCACCGTGAACTTTGCCATCAGCTATATAACCACCAGTTGTG